CCGACGGCGAGGGTCATATCGAAGGTCGCAAGGCCGCGCTGTAGCCGCTGCCACTCCGACGACGCGGCAGTGCGAGCATCATCCTCAGACGCATAGGTCGTTCGCAGGCGTTTACTGTTGCCGGCGACGCCCGCGACGACACTACGCCGCATACCATGATCGTCGTCGAACCAGAAGGCGCGCACGCCGCTGTATGCGTCGGCCTCGGACGACAGGTAATTGTGCTGGTCGCCGAGGTTACGCTTGATTTTCACCGTCGGCAGTTCCTTGCCGCTGACGCTCCTGCTTTCGTTGATCGGAATGAAAAGCAGCGTGTCACTCTTCACGGTCGCGACGGCGTCGTACTTCTTACCGAGTCGGCGCAGCAATGCGGCATCACTTTCGTGCGTCTGGTCCAGGTGAGGAATCTCGACGCCCCGCAGCGGATCGGAAATTCCCGACCGCAATTGATTCTCGGCCGCGACCTGGTCGATGACTGCGCCCAGCGTCGTGTCGTGGTAGCTGCGTTCGCGCTGCTGCTTAAATGTGTCGATCAGGTTCGCCGAGCGTGCGCGAATCGTAATCTGATCCGGCGCGCCCGAGTGTCCTGCCTCCGTGACCGTAAAACTGCCGGCATCGACGAGCGGCTTTCCCTTCCATCCCAGCATGAAGGAGATCTTGACGCCGGTCGCAGGCAAGGCGAGCTTGCCGTCGGCGTCATCTAGCGTTAAGTCAAGCTGGTCGGCTTCGTCGCCCCTGGTCAGGAGCAATCGAAAGCTGCACAGGCGTTGCGTGACAGGGATAGTGATGTCCTTGTCATCCATCGTCACTTTGAAAGCAGGAACAAATGCCGTCATGCGCCGCCCCCGCCGAACTTGCCCTTGATGGCATCGACAACACCGCCGATCTTGTCAGTGACGCCGCCGACGACGCTGCCGATGGCATTCTTTGCGCCCTCGGTGATGCTGTTCGTGATGCTATCGAGGCTCAACATGTTTTTGAGGTCCGAAATATCGCCAAGGCCGAGCATCGACAAGACGCTGTCGTCAGTCCGTTCGAGCGTGATCGTGAATTCGACCTTGGCCGGGTCACCCATGCCGTCGAGAACTGAGCGGGTCTCCGATAGCTCAGTGATGATGTACGACCCATAGATGCGGCCGGTTCCTTGAATCAGAATCCAACTCTTTCCCGTGTCCGCCATCAGACGCAGCGCGTCGAACGAGTAGAGACTCCCCGTGAGCTCGGGAGCGACCCAGCCCGATAGCGTGATCGTGTCATCGCCAGGGCCGGTGAACTGCTTTGCGTCACGCCGGCCAATCCGGCCATTGCTTGCATACTTCCATTGCGTCTTCCGCTGCAACTCTTGATAAGCCAGGGTCGGCAGGCTGAAAACGAACATCCCCAAAATCATCATCATGATGCGATTTCCTTATTAGCGGTCATACAGTGACGAGCGGAAGCGCGCCGCCTTTTCACGTTCGCGGCGGTCGAGCACTGCCTCGACGGCTCGGGCGATTGCTTGCTCATCCATTCCCGGCGCGGCTTGAATGGAGATGGTGATCGTGTCGCCTTGAATGACGACGCCACCGCCGCCACCAGGAGCAAGCGCCGGCCGAGTATCGAACGACATTGCCGGCATGCTTGCCGTGCCGATGGCGATGCCAGCGCCGACCCCAGCCAGCTTTCTCGCAAGGCTAGAAGCAGCCTGCAAGGGCTCGTTCTCGCCTCGACTCATGCCGATGGCAAGCCCCTGCATGGTGTAGTCGCCTAGCTCGGCAAAGACACGGCTCGGGCTATGGATGTCGAGCTTTTCCTTGAACCAGTTGATGACTGCCGAGCCGGCCGACATGACCGCGTCTTTCACGGCCCCGAGCGCGCCCGTGATGCCATTGGCGAGGCCACGCAGGATCATCGCGCCGAACTCGCTGAACTTCGCCGGCAGGTCGATGCCGAACCAGCCCAGCACGGCGGCGAACGCCTGGTAGAAGAAGCCGAGCGGCGACCAATTCAAGATCAGCGCGCCAATGCTGCCGAGTCCACCGGCGAACGCCGTCTGCACCTGGCTCCAAAGACCCATGAAGAAGCCGGCAACCGGTTCCCAATTTCGATAGAGCAGATAGGCGGCCACAGCAATCGCCGTTACAGCCAGTCCGATAGGATTCATCAAGAACACGCGGCCGAGCCACATGAAGACTGTCCCGACGCCCCGCAGGATCGGCATGAGCACGCCGCCCTGAATGCCAAGACGGGCGAACATGACGTGCAACATGGCATAGGGGCCGATGATCGAGGCGAGCCCCAGCATCAAAGGACCGATGACGATCAGGATCGCAGCTACCGCAGCGAGGCCAACAATCATTGCCTTCGCGAGCATTGGGTTGCGTTCCATGAAAGACGTGAAGCCCTGCGCCGCCGAGGTTGCCATTTGCAAGGCGCTCGCGTACATCGGCAAAATCGAGGTGCCGAGTTTCAGCTTGAGGTCGGCCAACTTCGATTCTGTTTCGAGCTCTTGGCCGTGAGCAGTTCCACGGCCCAGCTTATCCAATTGGTCGATGTCGGCCGCGCCGCGGTTCAGTTTTTCGTTTTTGTGAATCTGATTGCGCTGTTGGTACATCGTCGCGGTCAGGTTCGCCGCAGTGCGGTTCGAAAAAATGCCCCCGATGGCATCGAGGATGCCTTTGTCGCTGGTGATGCCCTTGCTCGCCAGTTGCGGCAACAACACTTTCTCCATCCACTCGAATTGGCTTTCGCGGAACAGGTCCGCTCCTTTGATCGCCCCAGGATTGAGAAACGAAATCTGGCCGGCCTTGTCGTGCTGGACTTTGCTTTGATCACCAATCAGTCCGAGGTCGTTGAGCAGCGCCATAGAGCGCTTCGTCGTGCGGCCTTGATACAGATTCTGATAGGCGCTCATCATTGCCGTACCGACCCGATTGCCGGACATTTCTTGCACGAGCGGTTCCATCTGGTAGTAGAACGACTCGTCCTTGATGCCTTTAGCGGCGATACCGCCCGTCTTGATCAAGTTGAGCCATTCCGAAGGGCCGACGCGGCCACCGGTGGCCGTGATGACTCGCTGCACCATGTTCGCCTGAGATGCGAAGGCGTCCTTGCTCGACAAGCCGTTGCGCATTTCGATGACCTTGAGCATGTCCATGAACATGCGCTCGTTTTCCGATGCCTTTTCCTGGCCGTAGAAAGCGTGGTTGCCGAACTTCATTTTCGCCATCATTGGCGCCACCATCTCCGCATGATGCGTGTCGCCGAAAGCAGTGATGCCATCGCGCAGCAATTGCAGGTTGTCGAGCTGGCTGGTTCCGAACGTCTTCATTTGCTTCGCGAAGGCCATCGCCTCAGCGTTCGCGTGCGAGTCCAGCCCCAGCGCCTCGACACGGCCGGATTCAGTTTGATAGTGTTTTGCCTCTTTCAGACCCGCAACCAGAGGAACGCCCATGGCCGCGCCGGTGGCGGTAGCGCCTGCGCCGGCCACAACCATGCCGCCGGCAGTGCTGCGCAGCTTGTCAGCGCGATGCTGGGCGGTGGCGACGTTCTGTTGTTTCTGCGACGCTGCAGCCAGCTTTTTGCGCTGGGTGTCGAGCTCGACGTTTGTCAGCGCAATGCTGTCGCGCAGCCAGGTTTGTGCCTGGGTGATCGTCTCTTTCTTATTGACGTTGATGCCGGCCGCGCCCAGACGCGCCGCCATCTCGCGATTGCGTTCGAGATTTGTTCTGTAGGATGCGTTGAGCTTGTCGACGACGGCTTGCGCTTTTTTCTGCTCGGAAGTCAGTCGCTTGACGGCGTTCGCCGCTGGATCGGTTTCGGCCTTTAGGCGTTCCAGTTGAGTGCCGACATCGCGCGCGCGCTGGGCGGCGGCTTGCATCTCGATAGACGTTTGCTTGAGGCCGCGCTTGAGCGATTGAAACTCGTTCAGGCGCTTTTGTTGCGAGTCCAATTCCTTGAGGCGATCACTCGCCGCCTTAAAGGCCCTGGCGGTCTCATTGGAACCGCCAGTGATCTTTTTTAGCGGACCGAGGACGCGATCTTGGAGAGACAGAATTACCTGCATTTTTAGATCGTTGCTCATTTACTCCGCTCCGCTTCGAACCCTGGCGCGCTCGCGCCAGGTCATCAACTCTTCGACATCTAGTTCGTCCATCGCCGCCGGCATCCAATGAAAGACGGCGGCGATGTCTGCCATCGCTTCTTCTACTTCGAGCGGGAGACCATGGCGCGATCCGCCTTCGGTGCCAAAAAATTAGAGACCTCAGTACCGATCTGCAGCAGGTCGGCCGGGTCCATGCCTGCGACATCGGATTGCGTGAGCGCCGGCTCAGTGATGCGTGGCAAGACGACTTGCAGCGCCGTGACGTTCATTTGCATCACGTCCAGCAGACTCACGCCACGCAGCGCGCCAGCCTTCGGACGACGGATCGTCAGTTCGGTGATTTCGGTGTTGCCGCGTGCGATAGGCTCGTCCAGGACGATGACGGCGGTTTCTTGCTTGGATTCGGTTTGCTTGGACATGGTGATTCCTTTGTGTGGTGAATGAGTGTTTTGTTACGTTGCGACGGCCGGCTCGATTACAGGCCGATTGCTTTCAGCAAGTCGCTGTTCTGGCTGACGCCGCCGATGTTCTCGACGCCGGCAACGAAGTCGAATTCATAGATCACTTCGTTGTTGATGGTCAGCTTGTAGTAGCTGCACGCCACGGTGTATTTGTG